CTACAATCTTTTTACCGTCTGCTGGTTCATAGTATGAAAGGCTTAACAGCGTGGCCGACCAAATCAGAATACAAATTTTGACAACAGTTTCTACTTTGCTTGGTTCTTGATCTTCCATAAAAGGTAACTACCTAAAGTGTGTGAGGAGATAGCGTTTGAAGGCTAAGTATAGGTAGTCATGTCAAAATTAGCAAATACTGGTATGTTTGGAAAGTAACATAAAAATTATGTCTAAATTTTTTATAGGATTATTTATCAAATTTGGTAAATCTGAATCTCTACGCAAAGCCGCTCTATCTCTTTTAAAAGATTTAGTTTCTAAGTCTGATAATGACATAGACGATGCAATAGTAAAGATGATTGAAGAAAAATTATTTCCAGTAAAATGAAACCAATCATTAAAGCTTTGCAATCAAAACTGACACTAGAGGAAGAGTTTGAATTAGAAAAACAGATACAAAAAATTAATCAACAGAAAAGTATTAAGGAATTAAGATCCTATGCTATTGAACTTTTAAGAACTGGTTGCAGACAAGGACACTTTATTAGCATTGCTCTTGAAATTATTTGTGACCAACAAGACGCTATTTATAAGTTAGAGCATGAAAAAAGAAAAAAAAAGGCAACTTTTATAAGCCGCCTTAAATATGTTTTGTTTGGGAAGGACTAATCTAGTTCTTCAGAAATATCTTTCCAGTAATGTGATTCTTTATGTAAGTTCACCATTCTGTCTAGCGCGTCTCTGTAAACACATTCATAAGTTTTTTCATTATCTGGATCGTAAAATATTTGACCCTCATAAGGTGATGTAGGAAATGACAATAATTATACTTTCTGGCATTGTTATTTTAGAAAGGTAAGTCATCAACGTCAATCATCTGTCCTCCTGAGCCTGTGTTGCTTTGTGATAAGTTTTGAGGTGGCAGTGGTTGTAATCTGCCACTATTACCCCACATACCGCCCCAAAGGGAAAATCCAGCCTCTTCACGATAGTCATTCTTATCTTTGTAAATTCTTATTTTAGTGTCATTCATTTCAGCCTCTTCACACTTTTTCACAAGGAATGTAGCAGCTTTCATTGCCTCTTCTACAGTGAAATCTAGTATCATATTTTTTTCTGGTGCATTTTCTCTATCGCTGTTGTTATCAACAACTCTAAATTTTGCAGTAAATGCTGGTTGTACTTTAGCCATAATTAAAAAGGTTTCTTGGGTGTAATGTTGTTTGCTTGTTCCCACTTAAGGATTTCTTTTAGTTCATATCGAACCTTTGCGGAACCTGATGACACCGCGTATTTGGGAAGTGTGTAGTATTCGGGTCCACGATCTTTGCGTCTCCAATCAGCAATAGTTGCTGGGCTTAACCCATATCTTTCAGCTAACTGGTCAGATGTTAAAAATTGCTGTTCAGTTTGATTCATGCTGTTAATGCTTTCCTCCTAGCGTTAATAAGGTCGATAAGTTTATTGTATTGATCTTCAGTTAGTTTACCCTCAGAAAAACGATCTCTCAAAGTTTCTGAATGTTTATCCAACTGATGAGCAGTAGTTGATTTAACAATAGCGTCACGTGCTAATACAGCTATGTTCTGTTTAGGTTGAACATTAGCTTGTCTCTTAGATGTTGTAGTAGGCTCTGAAGCTTTTACAATTTCATTGCCTGTCCATAGTTCACTACCTAGATTAAATTCTTTAGCTGCACAAAAACAAAAACCGCGTCTATGAGAATCAGTTATATCTCTGGCAGAAATTTTATCTAGTTTCATTGGATCATTTCTATTATCCATTATTGAATAAGGATAAATAGCACCTTTCTTACCTTCTGGATCTGTGAAATAGCCCATAAGATAACCTGTGCCATCAGGTGCAGCCCAAACTACACCAGTTGTTTCATAAGTTGGAGGCATTTCTAAATGAAATTCCCAACCCGCTGCTAGTTCATTGAGATACTCAGATGTTCTAGCCCATGACACATAACTATATTTACCTTTTTTGTAAATATCTTGCGGTTGAATAGTTCCTTTTAAATTAGGTTTTTTCATTAGATTGTTTCCTGCATTTGATCTATTGTTGGATTTTTTAGTTCTAACACGTAAGTTATGTCAGTAGCTGGTGCCATAAATCTTGTTTTCTTTACACCATCAATCCAAAAGTTAAATAATCTTATGAAAGCGTTTAGTTGGTATCTTTGATAAGAAGAGCCTCTATGTCTGAAACCTTTTTGCATCATTTGATTTCTAAAAGATAATATCGGATTATCTATATCTAAATTTGTTCCTTCTGCAAACTGTGTCCAAAATTCATCTAAAATCTCCTCAGAATAATTTTTATCCTTAATGAGTTTATACATTGCAATTGCAACACTTAAATTAAAAAAGTGAAACTTCCTATGACAAAAATTAATTTTTTCTGTTATGTCGTCCCATAACTTTCTATTAAGATTGTATTCATTAGCGATTTCTGTATGAGTTGGGATTGTGGCATAAGTCCAACTGCCTTTAGGAAATCTTTGATAAAGGAAATACACTTTAATACCAGCAGCTATCTTTGTTGGATTTGTACAACCTTTAATAAATAAACCATCAGCGGCTGTTCTTGCAGTTCCAGTATCAACACAATTAAATATTTTTGGATCCATATTCCTAGCAACCATTATTGGCAATGTTTTACCAGTTTTTACGATTGCTTGGAGTCGGTGTTGACCATCTAATAAATTGCCGTCTTTATCAAAAGCAATACCCTGATTAGTTAAGATCCATTCATCATTATCAATAGCTGTGATAAGTCTTTTTAAATTTGCTGGTTTTAATCCTCTGTTATTAGAGTTTTTTGTTTCAAGTACACTTTCAGCGAAATCAGGGGTAATGTGTTCTACTTGAAAGGTTGGTGTTAGTGTTTTAGTCATTTGAGTAGCCGAGCCAGTGGGGTTTGTCGAGGGTTTGGATTTGGTCTTTGCACTTCTCTGTGTATCCTGACCAGATACCTGTGGTAACTGCCTCAGAAATTTTATGAAGTGCTTGCTCTTGGATTTCGTAGCCATTGTCTAAAAATTCTGTTGATAAATCGTAAATTCCTATGTTGTAAGGAAATGTTTTTTCTATTACTACAAATACAAAACGCTTTGCGCCTGTACCTTGTAAGTAATGTGCTGCTTGAAGATGATAATTAAAAGCCGTAATTGTTTTAGTAAACGACTCAGGGGAAGAACCACCTTCACCAGTAGTTTTAAGATCTACTATCGTATCGCCATTAACTTTGTCGCAACGGCATTTGAGATCTAATTTCGTATCGTTATGAGTCCACCAGAAACTTTGTTCTGATAATCCTTCATTTAACAATTCATGCGCTTTAGGATTACTGCAAATTGCTTGAGTCATATTGTCAAGCAAAACAGCATCTATTGGAGTCATTACTGTAATACCTTGTTTATCAAAATCAAGTGCTTGTGCTTTACCTTCTTTAGTGCGCTTGTTTTCTACGACTCTAAATTTATCGTGAAAAGTATCAGGCTCTAAACACATCGCGTGAAGCATAGTACCAAACTTCATTGCTGGTGTTGGAAGTCTGGGAGGTGCATATTCATTGAACTTGTAATGCCATAAGGCTCTGGCATTTTGTTTAGTTATCAGTTTTAAATCACTAGCACTAAAAGCTGGGTCTGCTTGATAGCTGGCAAAATCTACTGATACTGGTTCAACAGTTTGAGTGGTCATTTAACTACCCTCAAATGAGATCTGCATTGAAAATGACTCATTGGTCCATAGGACATTTCTAATTTTGGAAATGTTTTAAATATCAATGCTCTATTAATTGGATCTGCTGCAAGTGCAGCATGAGCAAGTTTGCTATAAAAATTACCACCATTTAATATGGCAATTTCAAGTGTTTTTAACTGTTCTGACGAGTTCATAGTTATAATTTAAGTAGGCCGCATGGGTTTGCGGTTCTTGGGTTGGAAACTGGTATAGGTATTGGGACTACCTCTGCCAGTTTTTTTTATGGTCAGCAGTAAATTTGTATATGCTGCCACGACCAAAAGAGTAAGACAGATAGAGTTATACATCTTGTTTCTCTTGCTGTTTTTGTAATTCTTTTTGTCTTTGTTTTGCTTTTTCTAATTCTTGTGTGACTTGTTTTTTATATTGATCTTCCAGAGTTTTTTCCATTTTCTCAATACACTGTCTCATGTCATCACTATCTTTATTACACTCTTCAATTTTGTGGGCTATGTCTGCCAATATTAATGATTGACCTAACATACCTTCTAAAAGTACCTCAGCACTAGATGACCATTCATAAGACCAACACTCTGAACAATATCCTGATACCTGTTCAATAATCTGATCTTCTTCTTCTGTATAACCATCAAAGGAATGCATTTTATGTTTAACAAGTTCTTGTGTTATATATAAAGAATGTTGTTTGTTTAACATTTCTTGAGCAGCTTTTTTTAAAGCATCTATTTTTCTATATGCAGCATTTTTAGCTTCTCTAAGTTTTGTTAGCTCAGGGTCAGCATTAACAAATTCACGCATTTTTGTATAACTAAAACTAGCCATTTGTTGTACCTTTTAAAGTGTTCATTAAATTTTGTTCTACTGTTAGAACTTCCATTGCTTTATTACAAGCGTCTGAAGCGTGTTCAGCAGTGATTTCTGGATCCATAAGCATAAAACAGATGGCATTAGTAACCTCTTCTGTGTAGCTATCGCTAGGACTTGTAAATAAAAGAATGAACCCTTGGTATAAGGATTCAAATTTATCTTTTGCTGGTTCTAGTTTCATTTTGAAATCTCCTGACAAGCACGAACTATTCCAGCGTCACAGTCTGCAACAGTCATGTCATATAAAGAACCAGATAAAGCTGTATAGAATAAACCTGATACAGCGATCATTAAAAATAAATGTCTCATTGGTGTGCCTCAATAATTCTGCCCATAGCGTCTAAAGTTGATTGTGCTACTTTTTCTGCTACTTCATCGCCAAAAAATTCATTTATCTGGCGGGTGGTAGTTTTGCTATGCCACGTTGATGTAACAAGATGGTTGCCGTCTTTGCTTTTCAATGCAACAAATGTATCGTAAGACTTTAGTAGTGTGCCAGCTTCACATAAAAAGTAAGTAACATTCTTAGACATCACTAAACCTCACAGTTCATGTACTCAGAAGGTGCGACACCTCTGTTTGTCTGTCTAGCCATCTGTTCAAGAATGATTCTGATAGTGCCAGCATAGCTATTTGGAGAAGCATCAATAAACTGCTGCTCATCATCTGGTAGGCTTTCTTTGGCCTCTAGGAGTACCATTTCAAGGTTTTCTAGCTGTTCGTCATTGAAGATTAATTTAAGTTCCTGATCCATAATTTTGCGAGATTAAAAAAGCGGGTACTCACCGCTCTCTCATTATGACGCATCAATACACAAGTGTAAACCATTATGGATTAAAAGTTACAATATCTGAATATATTAAAGTTTTACTGATGTTTACTGTTGCGGTTTTACTATTAATGAGTCATAATTAATTCATAGCTCGAAGGGGCTGCACTTTACATTTTCTCGCAAATGACAAACTTACTACCAGAAACTCACACAGCACTTAACAAAACTATCAAAGGTTTTGCATACAATCACGAGACAAAAAAGTTAGAAGAAACTACTTTTACTTTTACTGAACTTGAAAAACAGGTTATGAATCAATTTCCTATTGATTGGTACGTAGATGACTTAGAGGATTGTGATTATGGATTGGATGACCCAGCTGATTGGCTTATTGATTGGAGAGATACCAAAAAATTAGCTGAAAAGCTAGACATTACAACACAACAGCTTAAAGGTGTTGTTGGTTCACTTATAAACAAAGGTGCATTAGATGTTGAGTCTAGAGGTGAGACTAAGGCAGAAAAAGATATTTGGGGTCAAGACCTATGGTGGCTAAATGAAACAACTTTCAAATCTTTGATTGCTAAATAAGAGGGGCTACTACCCCTCCTTTTTTTTTTAAATTTTCTATTAATGCTATGGACTACAAATTTGATGGACACCTTCATAAAACAATCATCAATAATGTTCTTGCTGACCAATACTTAACAGCTATGTGTGTTGAGGACTACTTAAGTTCTATGTCAGAAAAAGAATTAGATGAATGGATTAAAACTTTTATTCAAACAGGAAAAATTAAAACCAATGACAAAAAAAATGACTAAAGCAGAAGCACTAAAAGAATTTAGACAAATTTACAATTCATTCTGCGGTGGCGAGGCACCTAGATATAGAAGGGGCGATGTCATAGCAAAAAGGACACACTGGAATGATTACACCGATGGCCTTTGTAAAGATGGTCTAATCACTCTTAAACAATATGAAAACTGGGGGCAACCTTTCTAATGACTAATACAAAAATTATTAATCAAGAAAAAGCTGACAGATTCTTACGTATGTTTCCACCACGTATGAAACAGCTTGATAAACAAATCAGGCTTATAGAAAACTGTTCCAGAAAAGATGGCTATGAGTGGGGATTTACTGATACAGTTCCCACCTTCTTCATAGTAGTTTTTAACAAACTTACAATTTGTGCTAAGAAGTTTGGATTAGATGTTGTTGTAAAGATTGAAGGACGCGATATTGAAGAAGTCTATGAGGACGCTAATGACAAATTTCAAGAAAGATTAAATGACGACTGAACAAGTATTAGCTTATAAAGCAAAGCAAAGATTTTGTTACATAGAATTAAAAAAATGGATGCTGTACCTTTGTGCTAAAAGATCTATCGAAGAGGTAGAAAAAGCAATGGCTGGGGCTATGTCTGTAATGCTTGAAATCAAAACTCTAGAGGAAAAAATTTATCAGGCTACTATGCCTGAATATGATGATCCGCTAATTTAGCGTTATGATCGGCTTGTAAGAAATTACTTTCTCTTGCTATCCAAACGTATAGATGAACATTTTTATGTACCTCAGAGCGGAAGATGGCGCAGCTTTAAGAGATTTTCTTAAGCGGAATCCTAGTGTAAAAGGTATCGAAAGAGAAAAAGAATTTTTAGATGCTGGATTGATAGCGCGGGTCTGTTACTCTTTGGAAGTAGAACTAAACAAACTCTAGTCGGGGAGCCTGATGACTCTTGGTTAAAGGTCTGGTACCAAGTAGGTCTGAAAGTCAAACAATATTGGAGCAATCCAAAAGACAGGGAGGTTGATTTGCGAGAGTTAGCTTACTCATCCCCCGACTTATTATTAATTGTTTGTATCGTTATCATTGAATGTGGTTTAAGAGTATAATTTTGATCGCAGTAATATTTTCGGGCTTGCAAACTTACCACTTGCGAATCGTCAGCAATCGCAGATAATGTTAAAGCATCTAATGTGCTTCGACATAATTTGTCTATATCCCCTTTGTTCCTAGTGACAGGAAATTTAGGCGCAGATTGCTTAACTTGACCTTTTGAGTTTAAATGTGATTTCGGTCGATTAAACCAAAAAGATATTTCTATATGTACTGGTTCACTGATTAATTCTTCGACAACTTTATTTGCTTCAACCCTAACCGCGTCCCTAAATGGCCTTACCCTCTTACACGATTCAATCATTCTACCCTTGCCTAAATAAGTTTTACTGCCCTGTGGAGCAGCTTCTATTCCTTCAACAGTAATTACATATTTCATAAAATGAGTTTCATACCTGAAAATGTACCTTTCGTATCTTTGCCTACTGCATTAAAAGGCAGAATAAGTCCACATCAATTAGCAGTTCTTTGGGTATTGCAAAGTTACTATCCGAATATATGGCCTAGTTATAGCACAATCGCAAAAGATGCTGGTATGTGTAGAACAAAGGTAATTCACACTGTTGAACAACTGGTATCTCTTGGCTGGCTTCAGAAAATCAGAAGATTTCAAGATGGTAAACAAACTAATGCTTATAGAGTTACAGTTTGGCATGAATGCAAGATTCCAGCACCTCAACAACCCAGTGTTGAAGCGAGGTGTATCTCAGCAACTAGTACACCAGATGAACTAGGGTGGTGTACCACAGCAACTAGGGGTGGTTCACGAGATGAACCTAAACTAAAACAAGATAAACTAAAACAAATAACTAAAAAGAAAAAGGATTATTCTGAAAATTTTGAGCTTTTCTGGAAAAAGTATCAATCTCAAAATAATAAATGTGTGTCTCAATCTAAGAAACCAGCATTTAAGGAATATCAACTTCTCGATAAAAAAACTCAAGATAAACTAATAGACTGTCTCGAAGCAGATTCCAGATTAAGAGTAAAACTTATCAGGGATGGAAAATTTGTACCAATGTGGCCTGATTGTTTCCGATGGATTAAAAATGGTCAATATGAACAGTTTTTAGAGTTGCGCGAGCAGAAATCTAAGTCAAAATTAAATCCCATGCTTGCTAATAAAGCAAAAAATCAACCCTTTTAAATTTTATGAAAAGTAAACCTATGAGTTTCACAGAATATTATTTGTCTGAGAAATATAAAAACAAAGTAATGCATGAAAGTAGAAAAGGTAATTATTTAATACCTTACGTAGAAGGTTTATCACTAAAAGTTTCTAAAGAACTTTTCACAAAATATTGGCTTATATCATGAAACCTTATAAAAGAGCCGCAATAGATCGCGATGTTACATTCAGACCACCAAGTTACAATTGTCACGCTTGCAATGATTCAGGTCTTGTTCATAACTCAGACGGCTGTATTAACAACTATCTTGACGACTATGACCAAAGATACGACTTAGCAATAATTTGTTATTGTGAAGCAGTTTACCCTAAATACAATGAAGAAGGGCAACTTGTCAGTCATGGCTTTAGAGATGGAGATGGTAATATTAAAAATAGTACAGGAATTGATGTAGATAAAGATATAATTAGAGAGCTACATAATATAAGAAAAAAAGGCTGGGAAGCTACAGCTAGACTTATGAATAAGCATATTCAAAAAAACTTAAAAAGTAAAAAAGTACAATTACCAGAAGAAATACAAGAAGTTAAGGATAAATTGGTAAATTTAAAACTTAAATCAATAAATTCATAGTTTTACTCCTTCCAGATTGCATTTTAAGACCTATAAAAATTTGTTCCTATACGTTTGTACCCTTGAAAAAACCTAAAGATTACCTAGTGTATGATCCCTTGCAAAAATGTAACTATAGAATCCTTAACGGTAAGCGGTTATGGTTACAGCAAAAACCTAAAGAAGTTTACCCAGCTAAAAAAGGGCTAAACTTTGAACAGTTAACTATCTCGCTATGACCACAACACCAGATTCACCAATATTCTCACCAGAAAATATAAAACAATCAAGAATAATTGATTTAACCTTATACAAAAATAATCCTAGAGTACATAGTGATACTCAAATAGAAAGATTAGCAATCTCATTAACAGAGTTTGGTTTTACTAATCCTGTTCTAGTTGATGATACAGGTAATGTTATTTGCGGACACGGACGTATAGCAGCTGCAAAAAAGATAGGATTAGATACAGTTCCTACAATTACACTTTCACATCTAACAGAAGATCAACGAAGAGCATACATAATTGCAGATAATCAACTGGCCTTAAACTCTAGTTGGGATGATGACATATTGAAATATGAGTTAGAAAAACTTTCAGAAAATGGTTTTGATTTGTCTTTACTTGGTTGGGGTGATGATATTCCAGCTTTTGCAGATGAACCCGATTATGGTTCACTAGATGATTTCGATGACCCTACAAGTGAATTAGCAAACGATGTAATGAAGGCAATACAGATAGAGTTTAGACCAGAGGATTATGAAGAGGCTAAAGAAGTTGTATCAGAAGCTAGAAAAAAAGGAATCTATATTGGTCAGGAGTTAGTAAACGCGCTTAAGGCATTAAGCTAATGAAGCTTACTAAAACTTCTTTAGACGGAGTTCAGTTCTTCTATAGAGAAGGCTACTCAGATATTAAGACTTTCATAGAGGTCTTATCGAACAAGTCATATCTTAAAAAAGGTATGGAGATTCATAATAATGAAACTTGGCTGGACTGTGGTGGTAACGTAGGTGCATTTTCACTTTTAGCAGCATCAAAAGGTGCATCTGTAATAACTTATGAGCCTGACCCTTTTAACTGTGAGTTAATAGAAAAAAACGCTAAATTAAATGGTTTTCAAAATGCAATAAAGGTTAAACAAGCTGCATTAGTACACGATGATAGGAAAGATACGACTTTATCTATAGCTCAAAATGGTAATGTCTGGAGAAATACTATTATGAAGAAAAAAAGCAATAAAGCAATCAAAGTATCTTGTCTAAATTTTGATGAACAGGCTGTATTAGCTGATAACTGCAAAATGGATATCGAAGGTGCAGAGATTCCAATACTTACAAATACAAAAAGTGATTTTAATAAACTTGTCTATGAATGGAGTTTTGATATTGACCCAATGCTGCCAAAGATCTGGAAGGTTATAGATAAGCAGAAGATGAAATATAGAGTTGAGGCACCATTTAAAACTATTCATTATGAAGATAAAGATATAAATATGTGGGGCGAAAGCTGGTTTCCACCTTGCATTATGGTTTACTGTTTCAAAAAGGATAGAACATAAATGAATTTACCTGAACTAATCCTGAAGCCTGTTACTTCCACATTAAAAATTGGTGATAGCGTAGGCGGTTATGAACCCAATATTTTTGACGATTGCATTTTAATCGACCCAGATGGTACTCCTGTGGGTTTGTTTATAAAAACTTTGCCAGATGACTTACAGAACCTTGTGAATATAGCTGACAAGGAAATACAAACTAAACGTGTACCGAAGTCTGAAATGAAAAGGTCAAGCGGCCTACATAATAAAAAAGCTGAAGTACTGCAATATTCAACTATTTGCGGATCATGTCCACCTAAACCACACATGAGAAGGCCATACGCGAGTAGATCATCTGTTCACTCTGTAAAAAGTGCGAATACTTTTGTAAAAGCAATGTATGCAGCGGGTATCAAATCTTTTGAATTAGTTAAAAAATATATTCCTACAGTGGCAGATGTTCATACTATGAAAATACAACAAAGAATACCTGATAACTGGCGTTTCGCTAATAATTTTAGTTCTACGATTTCTAATTGCAATATTTCTGCACCAGTTCACCAAGACCACGCTAATGTAAAAGGTGCTATAAATATGATAATTACCAAAAGGAGGAACAGTAAGGGCGGTAACTTGCATGTTCCAGACTATAATGCCACATTCGACCAAACTGATAACTCTTTATTGGTATATCCAGCTTGGAGAAATAGACATGGAGTAACACCTATTATTCCTACATATCAAGGAGGTTATAGAAACTCTCACGTTTGGTATGCGCTAGATTCATTTCACAAACTTCAAAAATAGTGACCAAAAAAAAAGCTACTCAGTCAGAAAAAGAATATAGAACTTATAGAATAGCTGCTTTACTTTCACGTGGAGTAACAAGATCAGAAATAATAAAATATACCGCGGCTGAGTGGGGACTGAAACTTAGACAAACAGAACAATATATTCAAGATGCTCGTATCGTCTTAAAGAAAGATTTTGATATTGATAGAAGGCAGTTTACCGCGGACTTATTAAGCCAGCTTGCCACACTACAAAAAGAGGCAAGAAACTCTAATCAATTAAATGTAGCTTTAGGCTGTATTAACTCTATGGCAAAGATTGGACAAGTTATGTCATGAGTATCCTTACTAGAGAAGGTTCAGTATTAGATAGAGCAGGCAGTAGTGGTATTTCAATAGACATAGAACAGCTTTTAACAAATATTAGAAATGATCTTCACGAACCACAAAGAGAGTTTTTTGATAATAGCAATACTGAAATACTCGGATTATCAGCTGGTTATGGTGCTGGTAAGACTAGAGCATTATGTGCAGTCTGTGTTAAATTAGCTGCTCTTAATGTCGGTTTTACTGGTGCAGTTATGGAGCCAACTGGTCCATTAATTAGAGATATATGGCAAAATGATTTTGAACAGTTTTTAGAGCATTACGAAATACCATATACATTTAGAGCTAGTCCATTACCTGAATATATTTTACATTTACCTGAAGGTGATACAAAAATACTATGTAGAAGTTTCGAGAACTGGTCACGCATAATAGGTTTAAATTTAGCTTTTGTATTAGCAGATGAAATAGATACAGTATCACCATCTGTGTGTGATAGAGCATTTCCAAAGATTTTAGGAAGGTTAAGGGCTGGTAATGTTAGACAATTCTGTGCTGCAAGCACACCAGAAGGCTTTAGGTGGATGTGGAATACATTTGGATCTGAAGCTGCCCAAGAAAGAACAGACCGCAAGCTAATAAGAATGAGAACGCAAGATAATCCACATTTACCAGATGATTTTATTGAACGAATGCAAGCAAATTATGATTCCAGTATGTTGCAGGCTTATCTTAATGGTGAGTTTACCAACCTTACAACTGGTCAGGTATATGACAGATTTATAAGAAAAGATAATGTTATAGATACATTGCCTGAGTATCAAAATGAACCTTTAAGAATTGGTGTAGATTTCAATATTGGTAATATGAGTGCTGTTGTAGGAATCAAATTAGCAGAAAAGTTAGTTATTATTGATGAAATTGTGTCAGCACATGATACAGATGCGCTTGCACAAGAAATTAAGGCCAGATATCCTTACAATAAAATATATATTTACCCAGATGCCAGCGGTGGGAACAGAAGCACAAACAGCAGCCAAACTGATATTGCCATTTTGGAGTCGTATGGGTTCAGCAATCAGTCGCCACGTAGTAACCCACCAATCAGAGACAGAGTTTCTTCCGTACAGGCTCTTTTATGTAACGGCAAAGGGGAAGTACGTTTACATATCCATGCCAGTTGCAGAAAGTTAATTGAATCTATGGAACTTCAGTCATACAATGAAAAAGGTGAACCAGATAAAGAGTCAGGTTATGACCACATGGCAGACGCATTAGGCTATTTAATCTGGAGAGAGTTTAATCCCTTATACGCACGTGCAGGGCGACGTACAGGAATTAGAATATATTAAAGACATGATACTATTGAGGCAAAACTGTGTATAGCTCACTAAATATTTACAATCAACCTATAACACAGGCTGTTTCTACAGTTGAATCACCAAACGCGGCATATCAGCGTATGGCTCAGTTTTGGGATTTAATTACAGACTTAAAGGAAGGTACATATAAGATCAGGAGTGAACATAGAAAATATTTACCACAAGAAGCTAGAGAAACAGACGATAGCTATGACGTAAGACTAGCTAGATCAACAGTTGTACCATATTTGCAAAGGATAGAAAAAATGCTGGCGGGTATGCTTACAAGAAAGCCAGTAAGACTTGATGATGTATCGGACTTAGTAAGGGAACAATTATTCGATGTAGATTTAGAGGGAAATGATTTAAATATCTGGCTTTACAACACTGCGAGAATTGCTATTTCATTTGGTCATGTAGGAGTTTTAGTAGATGCACCTAAAGAAGGTGATAAGACTAGACCTTATTGGGTAACGTATTCACCAAGAGATATATTAGGCTGGCGCAGTGAAATAATAGATGGCTCTAGGCAGCTTACACAGTTAAGGTTATTGGAAAATGTAATAGAACCTGATGGAAAGTACGGAGAAAAGCAAGTAAAACAAATTAGGGTCTTAGAACGCGGACGTTACGAAATCCACAGGAAAGATAGTAAGAAAGGTGATTATCAATTATTTGATGAAGGTGAAATGAGCCTTAAGGATAAGATTCCTTTTGCTGTGGCATATTCCAATAGAGTAGGTTTTTATGAGTCTCGCAGCCCCTTATATGACATAGCAGAGCTAAATCTTAAGCATTATCAGATTCAATCAGACCTCGATAATATTTTACATATTAGTTCTGTACCTTTACTTGCAGTTTTTGGTTATCCAAACGCAGATGAAATAACAACTGGACCAAGTGAGGCTTTAGCATTACCACCAGAATCAAGACTTGAATATGTAAGTCCATCAGGCGATAGTTATGACAGTCAGTTTACTAGACTAAATGATTTGAAAGAGCAGATTAATACTTTATCGTTAGCGGCTGTACTTGGACAAAAGTTAGTAGGAGAAACGGCAGAGGCCAAAAGAATAGATAGATCGCAGAATGACAGCACCATGATGGTAATAGCCCAACAGATGCAAGACTTAATAGATAATTGCCTTAAGTTTCACAGTGAATATCTTAATGAGGCTAACGCTGGTAGTAGTTTTGTTAATAGAGACTTTGTAAGTGCAAGATTAGAGCCACAAGAAATAACAAGTCTATTAACCTTGTTTACTGCTGGTACGATTTCTCAGGAGACACTATTGAATCAACTATCAGCTGGGGAAGTATTGGGAGATGACTTTGACGTAGAAGAAGAGATTGAAGAAACACAAGCTGGTGGATTAAGAGAGACAGAACCGCCAGAAGAGCCAGATGAAGAACCTGAAGAGGAGGAAGAAGGGGAAGAATGATAAATGAGTATTCCAGAGGTATTTTTTAGGGAAACTATAGACGTAGGTAGATATAGTAACGCTGTATCTAATAAATTTATATCGAATTACATCGAAGTTATTATTAATGCTACAGAACAATTAAAAAAAATTGATATTAGACAACAAACAGCAGGGGAAGGGGTAGTTATATCACCGCAAACAAGAAAAAGACTTAGAGCTATCATACGTCAATCAAAAACTAATATGGATAAATGGTCTAAAGATGCAACAAGGCAGATGATAAAAGAGATAGAAGGTTTAGCTAAGGTACAAACTGGTTTTATAGAAAATGAACTTAAAAAAGCAGTTAAGTCAGGTAATATTCCAATAAACTCTGTAGCTGTAAGTCAAAGATATGCAACTTCTTTTGTTAAAACAGATCCAACCAAGATAAATATATTTACAAGCAAAGAATTTACTGAAGATGACTTTATTAAGTTCGGGTCAGGCAAGTTTGAGCTAACTGCTAGGCAAGGTGCAATGCAGACTTTACCTAACGGAGAAACAGTTGAAAAAGCTTTTAGAGGTATAGCAACAAGAAACCAAGATTTATTGGCAAGAAATATTAGGGCTGGTGTGTTTAGTGGAGAATCAACACAGCAGATAGCCAGAAGATTGGCAGGCAGATTAAATTTTGATTTTGAGGGTACACCGAGACAGATAGCCGCTGCTGGTGGTGAATCAATTAAGTTAGCAAAGCATCAGATACAAACAATCGTTAGAACTTCAGTTAATCAAGTACAGAATCAAGCTTCACAAGCTGTATATGCAGCTAATAGTAAAGTCGCACCTAAATATGAATATGTTGCAACGTTAGATAGCAAGACTAGCAATATTTGTAAACGGCTTGATGGTAGAAAGTTTGCGTATAATAAGGGACCAACACCACCACAACATTTTAATTGCAGATCTACAACTGTTCCTGTAGTTGATTATGAAGGTCTTAGTAAGCGCAAAGGGTTTGAAGATTTATCACAACCACCAGTTGGAAAGGTAGTTAGCAGACCTAGTGCTACTGGTAGAGTTCCACAAGGCACACAATATGGAGATTGGTTGCTTACACAAGATAAAAAGCTACAAATCAAAACTTTAGGCAGCGAAGGTAAGGTAAATATTTTCAAAAAGATTGCTAAAAGAGAAGGTTCAGGCCATGCAGCTTTAAGAAAAATTATCAGGAATGATGGAACCGCAATACCATTAGAGAAATTAGAAAAGTTATATGGTAGGGCTAGTGTTGTTAAGAAGGTAGCGAAACCGAAACCAGTAGCAGCACCAAAAGTTAGAACACCAAGAGTAAAAGATTCACCTATGTTTTCTACAGAGGGTGTTGATAAGTTCCTTTCTGACAATAAATTTGGAAATATACAAGAATTTATTGAAGATAGTCTGGATAGTATGGAGGGTTTGGAAGGTTTAACAGGAAAACATATTAAGAAGATGAGATTGTTTATGAAGAAAGGTAAT